CGGCAAGCGAGCCTTGCCCGCCCGCACCCAGCTGGCCGCCGTGCCGACCATCGCCCCGGCCGACCATGAGCACCCGCTCGAGGTCGTCGTCGACCGGGTACTGACCGAGGGTGTGGCCTGGATCGGCGCGACGGACGCCCCGAAGATCGCCCTGCTACGCGAGGTCGTGGCCCGCTACGCCGACGCCCGCGACCTCCCCGGCACGCCGGCGAAGGACATCCTCGCCTACGTGAAGACGATCAACGACCTGCTTTCAGACCTTGGGTTCGACCCTGCGGCCCGCTCCCGGCTCGGCCTGGCGGAGGTGAAGACCCTCAGTGCCGCCGAGAAGATCATCGCCCGACGCGCTGCCCGGACCTCCTAGGTTCCCCGACCCTCTCCCCAGAGGGAAGAAGCTGTGGCGGCCCAAGGGGTCCGGGTGGACCCAGGACACCACCGACGGCATCGAGGCCTGCGACCTCATCAGCGCGACCATCCGCCTGACGAAGGGCCCCAAGCGCGGGCAGCTCGTCCGGCTCCGCTGGTGGCAGGGCGACCTGATCTGCGACATTCTCCGCCTCGGCGACGACGCCCGCCGGGTCTACCAGTGCTATGAGGTGTGGGTCGCTCGGAAGAACTCGAAGTCGCTGATCGGCTCCGGGCTCGCCATCGACGGCCTCTTCGACGAGGAAGGCGCCGAGGTCTACTCAGCGGCCGGCGACAAGGACCAGGCGAAGATCGTCTTCAAGGAAGTCCGCACCGCTGTCGAGCTGGACCCGGAGCTGTCCGCCATCCTCAAGTGCTACCGCGACGCCATCGAGTACCCCGCTACCGGGTCGATCTACCGAGCCCTCTCGTCCGACGCCGGCCTCAAGGAAGGCCTCAACCCATCGCGAGTGATCTTCGACGAGCTGCACGTCCAGCCCGACGACGAACTCTGGAACGTGATGAACCAGGGCTCCGACACCCGCCAACATCCCCTCGTCGTGTCCCTTTCCACCTTCGGCAAGATGCACGACCGACACGGCGCCCCCTCGCTCGGGTACCGCGAGTACGAGCGGTGCAAGCGGATCATCTCCGGCGAGGAACACGACCCCACGTTCGGATGCCGGGTGTACGAGACCCCCGACCCCGACTGCGACCACCGCGACCCGAAGAACTGGAAGGCCGCCAACCCCGCCCTCGGCGACTTCCTCCACTCGCGCAACATGGCCGCGACCTGCCGACGCACCCCAGAGGCCGACTTCCGCACCAAGCGCATGAACATCTGGACCGCTGGCGGAGAAACCTGGCTCCCGTTCGGCGCCTGGGCCGACCTCAAGACCGCCCCCAAGCCCGACCCTGACACGCGCTGCGTGCTCGCCTTCGACGGGTCCTACGGTGACGACTCCACCGCCCTCGTCGGCTGCACCATCCCCGAGGAAGGCCAACCCCCGACCGTGTGGATCGAGGGCCTCTGGGAACGCCCACCCGACGCCGACGAGAACTGGCGGGTCCCTCGAGCCGAGATCCGCCACGCCGTCCACCAGGCCATGGCCCGCTACCACGTCGTCGAACTCGCCCCCGACCCCCCGAAGTGGGAGACCGACATCGAGGAATGGGAAGACCTCTACGGCGAGGTCGTGGTCCGCTTCCCAACCTGGGTCCGAAAGCGCATGGCCCCCGCCTGCAACCGCTTCTACGCCGCGGTGATGGAACACCAGCTCCACCACGCAGCCGACGACGCCCTCGCCCGCCACCTCCTCAACTGCGTCACGAAGCACACCCCCGAAGGGGTCGTGATCGTGAAGGCCGCGAAGTCCTCACCCCGCAAGATCGACGCCGCCGTCGCCGCCGTGGTCGCGCACGACCGGGCCTGCTGGCACGCAGCCAACCCGGCCGGCCCCACCGCCCTCGACGGCTCCCTCATGGCCTGAGACGGCCCAACCTCCCGGAGGTGCACCAGTGGCCACCACCATCGCCGGCGTCCTCGAGCGCATCGACACCGAGTCACGGGAGATCCACCCCGGCCGAGTCCTCCTCACCCTCCTCGCCGCGCCGTTCTTCGTGATCGGGTGGGTCGCCGCCCACATCGTGCGCGCCGCCTGGCGCGTGATCACCTGGTGCTGGGTGGCGATCCTCGTCGGGTACCGCGTCGCGAACGGTGAGGACCCGACCGGCTGATGGGCCTCCTCGAGCGCATGGCCGCCACCCAGGCCGCCCGGTCCTGGCCCGTCGGCGAGACCGTGTCGATGTACGAGCGTGGCCGCGGCCACGACGCCACCCGGTTCTCGCCGGCCAACTACGGCGACTACCTCGCCACATCCAACGACGTCTACGCGGTCGCTCACCTCCGTGCCCGACACATGGGCCGCCTCGCCCCACTCCTGTTCAACGGTGTCGGCCCCGACCGCGCGACCGTCACCGACGGGCCCGCATCGGACCTGCTCGCCAAGGTCAACCCGTTCTGGACGTTCCCCCGCCTGATCCGCATGGACGAGCTGGCCATGTGCGTGTGGGGCGAGACCTACTGGGCGGTCAACCGCAACAACCGGGGCGAGCCACTCGAGATCTGGTGGATGAAGCCCACCCAGGTGAAGCCGATCGTCCACGAGACCGACTACCTCGCCGGCTACGAGTACACCCCGCTGCACGGAGGGAAGCCAATCCGGTTCGCGGTCGACGAGGTGATCTGGTTCCGGTACCCAAACCCGGTCGACGAGTTCTCCGCCCTCTCGCCGCTCGCTGCGGCCCGCCTCGCTGCGGACACGTCGTCGTCGATGATGCGGTCCAACAAGAACATGTTCGACAAGGGCATGCAGCTGGCCGGCACGATCAGCCCCCGGTCCGAAGGCGGCAAGGCCGTCACGTTTTCCGCCGACCAGGCCCGGGAACTCGAGATCGACCTCTCGAACCGGTTCTCCGGTGTCGACAAGGCGCACCGGTGGGCGGTCCTCCGCTTCGACGCCCAGTTCAACCCGATGGGCGTGAACCAGAAGGACGCCGACTTCGTCGCCGGGCTCGGCCTCACGTTCCGCCAGGTGTGCCGCGCCTACGGCGTGAACCCCGCCCTCCTCGGCGACAACGAGCACGCCACCCTCGCCAACGCCCGCGAGTTCGAGTTGCAGCTGTGGCAGGACGCCCTGCAACCCGACGCCGACTTCCGCGGCGCCGAGATCCGCGAGCAGTTCCTCCCGATGTTCCGCAACGGCCCTGACCACTTCGAGTGGGACTACTCCAAGATCCCAGCGCTCCAAGAGGCCGAGTCCGCCGTGTGGGAACGCGAAGGCGCCCAACTCGACCGGGGGGCGCTCACCATCAACGAGTGGCGCAAGGCCAAGGGTCTCCCCGAGGTCCCGTGGGGTGGCGTCTGGTGGGCGCCCGTCAACAAGGCAGCGGTGGCCGATGACCAGGTCAACCCCACCACCGAGCCCGCCGTCCGACCCGCCCAGCCCCCAGATTCGACCCCGCCGCCGCCGGACCCCGCCCGAGACCTCACGATCCTGCGCGCCGCGCTCAACGGGCACGGCCGACTCGAAGGAGCCCACCGATGATCACCGACACCATGCGCGCCTTCGTCGACGGTACGCCCGCCACCGCCGGGCCCATCCGGTTCGTCGCCGGCACCGAGGGCCTCAAGATCGACGGTCGTGACTACCGCATGGACGGCATGGACCTCGGCCGCTACGAGGCCAACCCCGTCGTCATGTGGTGCCACGACCTCACCCGCCCGCCGATCGGTCGCGGTGTCCCGGCCATCGACGGTGGACGGCTCCTCCTCGACGTCGAGTTCGACCTGGCCGACCCGTTCGCCGCCGACATCGACGGCAAGTACCGCCGAGGGTTCCTCAACGCCGTATCGATGACCGCTCTGCCGACCGACGGCGCCGGCGGCCTCGGCCCCCGCCGCGGGATCGTCGAGCACTCCGAGCTGATCGAGGTCTCCTCGGTGCCCGTCCCCCTCGACCCCGACGCCCTCGCCGTCACCGGCCAGCGGGCCATGCGCCACCTCGGCCTCGAGCTGCTCGACCTCGCCGAGCACCGCCGGGAGCTCTCCGTCAACGACAAGCGCGACCGGCTCTACAACCTCGTCACCGAACGCTTCGGCGGTGGCGACAAGACGTGGGTGTGGATCCGCGACTTCGGTGACGACTGGGTCGTCTACGAGATCGAAGACGAGAACGGCTGCACCACGTGGCGGCTCGGCTACTCGGTCGACGCCGGCGACAACCTCACCCTTGACACCGGCAACCCCGAAGAGGTCGAGGTCACCACCAGCTACGAGCCCGTCACCGCACCCTCTTCCCAGGACCAGGTCCCCGACACCACCGACGAGACCGCGATGCGGTCCCTCGTCGAGCGGCTCGAGGAGATGGGGTTCCAGAGGTCGACCCCGGCACCCGCCGAACCCGACCTCGACGCGCTGCTGGCGATCGCCAACGCGCTGCCGACGCCCAAGGAGGGCTGACCACCATGGCTGATGCCACCACGGTCGAGGAGCTGGCCCGGGACATCCGGCAGCGCCTCGACGCCAACGACGAGGCCATCGAGGCACGAACCTCGGACGAGAAGATCGCCGAGGTCGTCCGCGGTGTCCTCGACGGCATGACCGACGACGAGGCCGCCGAGTTCTCGCGCAAGATCCGCTTCGCCGGCGGGACCCAGGACCGGGAGCTCGTGGGCACCAAGTACGCCCGCCGCGGCCTCGCCCTGGCCGACGTCGAGTTCCTCCACGACATGCAGCGCAGCCTCGCCGGGCAGCGCAAGGTCAACGGGACCGGCGTCTACGACGGCCCCTCCGAGGAGCTCACCCGCACCTTCGACGCCGCGTCCGACGCCTTCTACCTCACCGATGACGAGGTCGCCGCCCGCGACGCCCGCGCCGTCGAGGCGACCGGCGACGTCGAGCTGGTCGAGGCCTACCAGCGGGCCATGGACACCGCCGAGTCCGGCTACGGCTCGCAGCTGATCGGCGCCCAGTACGTCGGTGAACTGTGGGACGCCCCCCGCCGCCTCGGCCGGGTGTTCCCCCTGATCGAGTCGTTCGAGATGGACGCCCCCGTGGCGTACCTCCCGATCGAGGCCGACCTGCCCGAGATGATCCTCGTGTCGGAGTCGACCGCGAACAACTCGAGCAACTACGACACCCAGAAGACCGGGTCGAACCGGGCCACCGTCACCGCCAAGAAGTTCGTCATCCACCAGATGTGGTCCGGTGAGATGGACGAGGACTCGATCATCCCGTTCGTGCCGTTCCTCCGCCGCCAGGGTGCGGCGTCGGTCGCGCACTACAGCGACTCGCTCGTCCTGAACGGTGACACCACCAACGCCGGCACCGGCAACATCAACCTCGACGACGCCGACCCCGCGGACACCAAGCACTACCTGGCGTTCGACGGGATCCGCCACGCCGCCCTCGTCGACAACACCGCCAACGGCCGCGACGTCTCCGGGGCCTACACCTTCGACGACTTCATGGCGGCGAAGGGCCTGATGCTGTCGCAGACGTACCTCCAGGACTGGGGCCACCCGATCGACCCGAACGACCTGGTGTACGTCGCCGACCCCGGCTCCGTCGACGCGATCTCGCTCCTCGACGAGATCATCACCGCCGACAAGTACGGCTCGAACGCCACGGTCCTCAACGGCGAGCAGGCCCGCATCATGCGGCACCCGCTCATCGCCAGCCAGGCCGTGTCGCTCACCGAGGCCGACGGCAAGGTGTCGACCACCGGGTCCAACAACGTGAAGGGCCAGACGGTGGTGTTCAACCGCCGCGGGTTCGTCGCCGGTTGGCGCCGCCAGGTCAAGACCGAGGTCGAGCGGCTCCCCGCGTCGGACCAGACCCGCATCGTGCACTCGCTGCGCCTCGGGTTCGGCCGCTACGCCCCCTCGGGGTCCGCGTCCTCGATCGAGGCCGCCGCGGTCCTCTACAACGCCACGATCTGACCCCGTCCCGGATGAAGGCCCGAGGCCCGGCGGTGTGCCGGGCCTCGGGCTTCGCGCGTCGCCGTCTCCGCCGGCGGCGTCCACGCCGCCCTGGTGAACCTCGGGCTCATCACCGCCTGATGGACCGGGCCCGGCTCGAGCAGCGCCGCGCCGAGCTGGCCGGCGAACTCGACCGGGCCCGGAACGCCACGCTCCGCATCGAAGGCGCCATCGCTCTCATCGATGAGCTGCTCCAACCCGAACCCAGCAACGAGGAGGCCTCGTGCCCCGCTACACCGTGACCCAGAATTACAGCGCCGAACGCGCCGCAGCCTCCGTGACCCAGTTCGGGCCGTGGACGGCCGGCGACGAGGTCGAACTCGACGAGCCCGACGCCGAGTGGGTGAACGTCGACAGCGCCGGGACCCTCACGCCAGCGAAGCCCGCCAAGGCCGCGGTCAAGAAGTCCGCCGCGTCGAAGGACGACTGAGATGGCCGACAACCACCGAACGCATCTCCTTCATCGCTCGCGACGAGCCCTGCAAGCTCGGCGACAGCGTCAAGCTGTGGTTCGGCGGCGGCGCCGACGGTGCGGACAGTACTGACATGGCCATCACCAACGGGTACGCCACCCAGGCCCAACTGAAGTCCTACGTCGACCAGGGCGGCACCATCACCCTGACCAGCGGGGACGACACCGAGCTCGACGCGGCGATCACCTCTGCGTCCCGTCAGATCGACGCGCACTGCAACCGGCGGTTCTACCTCGACGGCGCCGTGTCGGCCCGGGTGTTCGTGGCTGAGAGCCCGTCGCTGCTCAAGGTGGACGACTTCTCCACGACGACCGGGCTGATCGTGAAGACCGACACCACCGGCAACGGGACGTTCGATCGGACGTGGACGTCTGCGGACTACCAGTGCGAACCGTTGAACGGGATCAGCGAGGGCCTGGAGGGGTGGCCGTTCTGGCGGTTGCGTGCGATCGACGACGAGATGTTCCCGGTGGACCCCGCCGGCTGGGGCAGCGTCCAGGTCACCGCGAAGTGGGGGTGGGCGGCTGTCCCCGACGCGGTGTTCCAGGCGTGCCTGGTGCAGTCGTTGGCGAACTTCAAGCGCAAGGACGCACCCTTCGGGGTCATCTCGTTCGACGAGTACGGCAGTGTTCGCACCGGCCCGGACATCGAGAAGGCCGCACAGTCGCTGTTGGCGCCGTACCGGCGCGGCGACATCGTCCGGGCGGTCTGATGGCGTTCAACCTCGGGGCGCAGCGCACCGGACTCACGACCCGCCTCGCGACCGTCACCGGTCTGCACGTCTACCGCACGGTCCCGGACGACATCATCGCCCCCGCCGCGATCGTGGCGCCGGCCGAGACCTTCATCGACTACCACGCCGCGTTCGCCAAGGGGCTGGCCGTGGCGAACTGGCGGGTGATCGTCGTGACGGGCCGGACGATGACCGCCGAAGGCCAGAACTTGTTGGACGGTTACCTGTCGTCGGGGACCGGGCAGACAGTGTCGCTGATCGACGCGCTCGAGGGCGACAAGACGTTGGCCGGGACGGTGGACGACATCCACGTGTCGGTGGGGAACTCCTACGGCGAGGTCAAGTGGAACGAGACGGCGTCGTACTTCGGCGCCGAGTTGATGGTCGCGGTTCGGGTTGACCGGCAATGAGGGAGGTGGTCGAGGTGGCTGACAGCAACGAGGCCCCGTCGAGTGGGAACACGCTGACGTTGACGGTCTGCGGTGACCGGGTGGTGAACGGTCACGTCTCCGGTGAGACGTTCACGGTCGACCTCGGCGATGAGGGCACCGACGAGCGTGCGGCGAACGACCGGCAGATCCGGGCGTGGATCATGGGCGGTCATGTCGTCGACCCGGTGCTGTCCACCCGCAAGCGGAAGCGCAAGACGAAGGCGGTGGACTGATGGCCTACGCGCTGACCGACGCCCTGATCCTGATGGGCGGGTACAACCTGTCCGGCGACCTCAACCAGGTCGCGGTGAACCTCGAGGCTGGCGAGGAAACCGACACCACCTTCGGCGACACGTTCCACTCTCGGCCAGGCGGCCAGGTGGGCGACGTGAAGATGTCGGCTTCCGGGTTCTGGCAGTCCGCTGCGTCGAACGCCCCCGACCCGGTCGCCATCACGGCGCTCGGCACCGCCGGCACGCTGGTCACTGTGGCCGACACATCTGCGGTCGGGTCCACCGCCTACCTCCTCGGTGTCCACGAAGGCAAGTACGCGGTGGACAACACGCACGGCAGCGTGTCGGCGTTCACGCTGGAGACCTCCGGGTCCGCCGGGTTCGGCGTGGCACGCGGGAAGCTGATGCTCGCCTCGACCCTGTCCGGGTCGACCACGGGGACCGGCTACCAGATCGGCGCTGTCACATCGACTCAGAAGGTCTACATCGCCATCCACGTGACGGTCGCCGGAACCACCGCCGACGTGATCATCGAGTCCGATGACAACGGGTCGTTCACCTCGGCGACGACAAGGTCGACGACAACGGCGACGACGACAGGCGGCGCGGTGGTGACACCGGTGAACGGCCCGATCACCGACGACTACTGGCGGGTCCGTGTCGCGAACGTGACCGGCACGTTCCTCATCGCTGTCGCGGTCGCCATCAAATGACCTGACCGTTTCCTCTCTTCCCAGCGGACCCCCATCCCCAGCAGGACACATCATCTAGGAGGGCCGCCCGATGGCCACGTTCGTCTCAACCAACGCCCACGTCAGCATCAACGCCGTCGACCTGTCCGACGACTGCACGAAGCTCGGGCTCGACATCTCGGCCGACGAACTCGAGGACACCGCCTTCGGCGACACGTTCCGGTCGCGCGTCGGTTCCGCGCTCAAGGACACGTCGTGGTCGCTGGACTTCAACCAGGATCACGCCTCCTCGCAGGTCGACGCCACCCTGTGGGGTGCGTTCAACACGGTCGTGACGGTCTACGCGAACCCGGCGACCTCCTCGTCGAGCGCGACGAACCCTCGCTACTCGCAGAGCGTGCTGATCTCCAAGTACGCGCCGTTCGGGAACGCCGTGGGGGAGCTCGCGACCGTCTCCGTGCAGTGGCCGGGGGCTGGCACCCTGACTCGCTCAACGTCCTGACCGGTGGGCACGTCTTCGTCGGCCGCTGAGCTCGCCGGGAAGTTCGCCAAGGCCGCGGTGGCGTTGGACGACTCGCAGCGTGAGGGTGTGCGTGAGGCTGGGATCGTCGCGAAGGCGATCTTCATCACCGAGCTGCCGACGAGACGCATGGGCAACGTGGGTCGCTCCGGAGCGAAGCTGGGCGCCCGGTTCACCCAACCGAAAGGCTCGCCTCCGTTCACGGTGGTGTCGTTCACCGGGCCAGTCCACATGCTGAACAACAAGATCGCCCGACACCTGATCGGCCCGAAGGGGTGGCGTCGTGCTCGAGGGGCGAAGGGTCGCCTCAAGTTCACCGGCGGCGACGGCGAGATCCGTTCCGGGGTGGTCGAGCACCCTGGCGTGCCAGGCAAGAAGTTCGCACCGAACGCGATGCGCAAGGCCGCGGCAGCTGCCCCCAAGCAGATCGAGATGGCGACCGGGCGGGCGCTCCGCAAGGTCTTCTAACCCGTCCCGCCCTCTGACCGTCCGTTCCGCCTCATCTCTCGCCGCACACGCCGCCTCGAGGTGCTCTCCCGTGCCGCCGGCGGCGAACACCAGACCTCTGGGAAGAGGACGAGCAGCCCGGGCCCGCCCCCGGGCTGCTCACTTCCCAGCAGGCCAGGCCCTCTTCCCAGACGCAAGGAGAACGCACTGTGCTCACCCTGACGACGCCAGCGTTTCGTGCGCTGCCAGCCGACCAACACGCCGCGGTCATGGCGTGGCTGCGCACCTACCGGGTCGACCACCTCGGCTACCCAGAGTGCGTCACCCACGTCGAGATCCACGACGACGGGGTGGTCCGCATCAGGGTCAAGGAGTGGGACCGCTCCGCCGGCGGCGGCATCCGACTCGGGCCCGACGGCAAGCCGTTCACCATCACCCGCGAGCACGGATCATGGACCGACGGGATCGAACGTCCCGAGCTCGGCCCGGTGCCCGACGGCGCCTGCCTCGAGTCGACGTTCGAGTCGGTGCTCGACGGGCCGTTACCGCCGCTGGTCGCCGCAGCGTTCGGGGTGGTGCCCGCCGATGCCTGAGGCGCGCAAGGTCCCCGCCAAGAAGGCTCCGCCGGCGCCGAAGGCGTTGGACGCCGGCCGGTTCTGTGCCGAGGTGATGGCGCACCGCCACACCGGGAAGCTGGCCGACATCGTCCAGGCCGTGTTGAAAGCGGCTGGAACCGGGCCGTCGTCGTTGCGGTGGAAGATCACGCTCGACCCGTTGGGCGACGGGTTCGAGGGGCGGACGATCACCGAGGACACGTTCTCGCTGCCCGCGGCGGTCACCGCCGAGCGGGTCGCCGGGCACTCGTGGAAGTCGCTCTCGCCGACCGAGTCCGCCGAGGACTGCTACGCGCTGCTCATCGGCTGGCTGATCGAGGACGAACGGATGTCCGCCACTGACGCCGAGGCGCTGGTGCGGGCCAAAGTCACGCTCGACAACCTGCCGGACATGATCGGCGTGTTCGAGGTGGTGCATGGCCCAAAAGAGGGTGGGACCCCGAGTGGGCCGAGTCCTGGCTGATCACAGGGACGCAGATGTGGGGGTGGCCGCCGGACGTGACGAGGCGCCAGTCGATGGGCGATCTGCGGTCGTTGGGCCGCGCTCTGTTGGAGCCGAAGGGGTGATGCGCTGATGGCACTGTCCGAACGACTCGCCATCATCATCACCGCGAACGGCGCCGGGGCGATCAGCGAGTTCAAGAAGATCGAGACGTCGGCGGCCCGCTCGGTGGGGAAGGCGGAGACGACAGCCGAGAAGTTCAAGGCGAACGCGTCGCGGATCGGCGCGGGGATGCTGATCGTGGGGGCCGCGATCGTGGCGGGGATGCGTGTCGCGGTGGAAGAGGCCGAGGAGGCCGCCCGTGTGGGCCGCCAGACCGACGCGGTGATCCGGTCGACGGGAGGCGCAGCGAACGTGACCCGTGCGCACCTCGAGGCCCTGGCCGGGTCGTTGTCGAAGGTCGCGGCGGTCGACGACGAGGTGATCCAATCGGCGGGCAACGTCTTGTTGACCTTCAAGGGGGTGCGCAACGAGACCGGCGAAGGCGCTCAGATCTTCGACCGGGCAACCGCGGCGGCGCTCGACATGTCCGCTGCTCTTGGGACTGACCTCCAGTCGTCGGTGATGGCGCTCGGTAAGGCGCTCGCAAATCCCGTTCAGGGCCTGCAGGCGCTCCGGCGAGCGGGTGTCGACTTCACACAGCAGCAACGGGACCAGGTCGCTGCGATGGTCGCGGTCGGCGACACGCTCGGGGCGCAGCAGTTGATCATGGCCGAGGTCGAGTCGCAGTTCGCCGGGTCCGCCGAGGCGAACGCCACGGCCACCGACCGCATGAGCGTGGCGTGGGGCAACTTCCTGGAGAAGATCGGCGGCCCAACGGCGTCCGCCCTGGAGGGGCTGTCCCGTCAGATCGAGAACCCGCTGGTCATGTGGCAGGACTTCGCCGATGGCATGAACACGCCGTTGGAGATCGAGTGGAACGGCGAGACGTTGTCCCGCATGGCGGCCGAGCTGGGGATCGGCAAGCAGGCGTTCGAGGATTTCGCGCATGAGGGCGGGGACGCCGCTGCGGCGGTCGAGGAGCTGACCGACGCGATCGACATCTACCTCGGGCAGCAGTTCGATGTGCCGGAGGCGACCCGTCAGGCGGGCGAGTCGTTCTCGGAGATGATCACCAAGTTCACCGATGGCGAGTCGACGTGGGCGGATCAGGCGGCGGCGCAACAGGAGTACGTCACAGGAGTGGCCGGAGTGGTGACGGCGATGTCCGAGCAAGGCGCGTCGCAGCAGGCGGTCGATGACGCGTTGCGGTCGAACATCGGGTCGCTGCGTGCGGCTCGTGACGCCGGCCAGATCACTGGTGAGCAGTTCGTGACCTTGCGCGACCAGATCCTCGGGATCCCCCACGGGACGGAGACCAGGGTGCTGACACCAGGGGCGCGCGAGGCCCAGGAGAACATGCGGATCCTCAAATCTCGCATCGAGATCGTGCCTGGCCGCAAGGTCGTGCCGGTGTCTACCCCGGGAGCGGCGGGGGCGATCGGTGAAGCGTGGGGGCTGAAGCAGGCGCTGGACAACATCCCGAAAGAGGTGGTGGTCCACTACAAGCACGTCGGCAGCGTGATCCCGCGCGGCGGGTACGCGTCGGGGACGGAGTCGGCCGCCCGGGGGTTGGCATGGGTCGGGGAGCACGGCCCGGAGCTGGTGGCGTTCGCCGGCGGGGAGCGTGTGTTCTCCGCTCAGGAGTCGGCTGCGATGGGAGCGACGACGTTGCGCCCGGCGGGCTCGAATGCAGCCGGCTCGATCACCGTGAACGTGTACGGCTCCGCCACCAAGGCCGACGGCCAGGCGGTCGTCGACGCGATCAAGCGGTGGGAGCAGCGCAACGGACGCGGGTGGCGCAACTGATGAGGAGTAGCTGATGGCGTATCCAAACACGGTCGACGAGCTCACGGACGGAGTCCCTGCCGACGGCATCGCGGCCGCCACCCCGACCGGTTCGGTGGTGTACCCGTTGGACGACTGGGCGCGTGCGACCGCCACGGCGGTGGAGGCAATCGAGACGCAGCTCGTCGGCGCCTACACCAGCTACACCCCGACGCTGACCGCGAGCACGACCAGCCCGACGATGGGGTCCGGCTCGAGCGCGGCCGGGTACTACAAGCGGGTCGGCAGGATGGTGACCGGGTACTGCCAGCTGGTGTTCGGCACGTCCGGCGTCGCAGCAGGTACCGGCTACTACGGGTTGTTGTTGCCGGTGATCCCAGCGAACCGTGATCAGCCGATCGGCATCGGCTACTGCTACGACAACAACGACAACAACCGGTTCGTCGTGGCTGCCGCAGCGGTATCCACCTACTTCTGGTCTGCGGCGACGGCGAAGGCCATCATCGTCGTGACGAACGTCGCGGGGGCGGGGATCGGGACGGGAGCTAACCCTGTGGGCGCGGCGGTGCCGTGGACGTGGCAGGCGTCCGATCAGATCCTGATCCAGTTCTCCTACGAAGCCGCGGCCGCTAGCTGATGCCCGTGTCGTTCTGGTCGGACCCTACGGCGACGTGGTCCGACAGTTCATTCACATGGGCCGACTCTGGCATTGAGAGCCTCGACGTCTGCTTCGAGTGGTCGCCTTCCACGTCACCGGGTGAGGCCCCCGTGTGGGTGGAGTTCACGGACCGGGTGCGCAAGGGGTGGATCCAGCGTGGCCGCCAGTCGGAGTTCGACCGGACGTCGGCGGGGCGCCTGGGGTTACTGATCGACAACCGTGATCGCGGGTTCGACCCTGAGCACAACGCCCAGGCTCGGCTCAACAAGCGGGTGCGGGGGTCGATCGGGTCGGGTGCGGACGTGGTGCGCCTGTTCGACGGGTGGATCGACGAGTTGCCGCAGGGTTACGTGCCGCCGGCTGACGCGACGGTCGAACTGTCGGCGACCGACGGGTTCAAGCTGCTCTCCCGGTTCAAGCTGGACCCGATCTACGGATCGGTGGTCGAGGGTGACGCACCGTGGGGTTGGTGGCGGTTGGCGGACGACCTGCCGACGGCGACGACCGTGGTGGACTCGTCAGGCAACGGCCGAACCGGGTCGTGGAAGGGCACCCCGTCCTCCACCGGGTCGCTGCTGGCGGCCGGCCCTGGCGGGGTGAAGCTGGATGGGTCGGGGGACACCACCGAGGGGTCGGCCGACGGGGCGGTGGTGGCTCACACCCTGTTCACCGCACCCGTGTCGATCGAGGCGTGGGTGAAGACCGGCAAGTACGGCACCAACTCCAGCTTCATCTGCGGGCAGACCCATGTGGTCGGGACGACGTTCGTGCATGACTTCTCTCTCGTGATGGACAACGCCAATGGCCGCCCGTCGTTCCTGGCGAAGGTCGGCGGGGGCAACATCACCTGTACGGGCACGACCGACCTGCGCGACACCGGCATCCATCACCTTGTGGGGACGGTCGACTCTTCCCGCGTCGGCCGGCTGTACGTCGACGGGGCGCAGCAGGGAAGCAACTCGACGGGCGGGGCCACAACGGCCATCGACGGGAGTGGTTCAACCCGCATCGGGAAGACCCCGGTCGGTTCCGCCCCAGGCGCAGGGTCGTCCTACAAGAGCTTCAACGGGGAGATCTGCGAAGTCGCGGTATATGACCGGGCGCTGTCCGCCGGCGAGATCACCGAGCACTACACCGCCGGCGCCGCCCCCTGGGCGAACGAAACGACCGGTGTGCGGGTCGGGCGCATCCTGACCCTCGTCGGATGGCGCGTCGGGGAACGCAACATCGAGACCGGGCAGTCCACCCTCGGCCCCGCCCCGTCGTCCGTTGAGGGTGCGTCTGCGCTCGACCACCTACTGAAAGTGGAAGAGACCGAGCAGGGCCGGTTCTTCATCGCCGGCGACGGAACCGCGACGTTCTTCTCCCGCAACCACGAGACCTCGGTGACCGCAGAGGCGTCCTTCACCGACGACGACATCATCGACCTCGAGTTCGACTACTCCGAAGCCAACTTGGTCAACGACATGACGGTGACCCGTGAGGGCGGATCGCCGCAGCGTGCGGTCGACCAGGCGTCCATCGACGACTACTGGCGGGTGTCCGACTCCACGAGCGGGCTGCTCTACAGCACCGACAACGAGGCGAAGGCGATGGCGGAATGGCGGGTGTCGAACCTGTCGGTCCCGACGATGCGCCCCACCGGGCTCACGTTCAAGCCGTTCCGAAACCTCCCCGACCTGTACCTACGTGTGTTGACCCGCGAGCTCGGCGACCGCATCTCGGTCACCAAGACGGCGATGACGGGTTCGGATGTGACGGTTGACGCGGTGATCGAGGGCATCCGCCACGACTTCGAGCCGGGTGTGAGCTGGTCGACGCAGTGGAACCTGTCGCCGTTGAACTACGGGACGTTCGGGCCCGGTGGCGGCAACGGCCGGCGGACGTGGACCCTCTCGGGCCCGGGTTCTTCGGCTGAGGTGCGTGAGCGTTCGAAGCTCGACAACGACAACCGACTGGGGTTCTGATGGTCTGGACTGCGCCTCGCGACTGGTCGACGGACGAAGAGGTCACGTCGACGAACATGGACACCTACGTGTCCGACAACCTGCGCTGGTTGAACGAGCAGCGCCCCCGGTTGACGTTGGACGGCAACGTGTCGGTGGCGAACGGGTCGGGGTTCGCGACGCCGACGGGGACGTGGGGGTCAGCATCCCCGAACGCCGGGTCGATGTACGCGTCGTCGACGGCGATGTACATGAACACCCCGACGGCGGGCGTGTACCAGTTCTCGCTGATGGTGATCTTCTCCACGAACGAAACCGGGAAGCGTGGCGCGATCATCTCGACGGCTGCGGGTGGCGCCGGGACGGTCCTCGCTGAGGACATGCGGATGCCGGTCACCGGGATTCCTCCCAACACCGAGCCCAACGCGCTGACGATCACGACCCCACTCGTGCAGCTCGGCGCCACGTCCATTCACTTCGGCATCCGGCAGGCGTCCGGCTCTTCGATGACGTGCTCGGTCAGGTTCTCCGGGCTCTGGGTGGCGAACGCCACATGACCACAAGGGGCGCCTGATGCCGATCGTGAACACCGCCGTGTATGACCTGAAGGTCGGGGCGCACGACGAGCCGACCACCACGGTCCCGAATCAGGGCGACTGGTTCTGGTGCATGACCGAAGCGGCAGCGTGGACCGCGGACGACCCGTGGTCGGACGCCCCGGCGTCGGTGTCGCCGGTCATCGCGGCGATGTGCAACGCCATCAACGACGTGCTGGACGACGCCACCCGCCAGGACCTGACGGCGCTGATCGACGTGGCCCCCGACGGGATCATCGACACCGTCGACGGCGGCAAGGAGACAGCGCGCGAGTGGATGTGCGTCGACTGGCTGGTGCGGACCCTGCTGCCGATGTGGTTGGACTACAGCACGGACGCCGATGTGTTGGCGACGTCGACGGCGATCAAGGCCCTGCCGGCGTTGGCGGCCGGGACGTTCGACGAGGCCGCCACCCTCGCAGCGCTCGAGGACGCCGGCCGGGCAGTGTGGGCATGGCGCGCCACCCTCGAGCCCGACTCGTTCGAGGTGACCGGCGGCGGCGGCCCGAACTTCGCTGCGGTGTCGCTCGTCACATGGTTCGACTTGTTCGGCGGGGACTACGTCGATCACTGGTTCGGGCTGATCCGCGGGGTCGACGGGCTCACCTCGACCGGGTCCGACAACGGCGGCCAGGCCATGACCACCGCCATCCGTGCGATACGCCAAGCCGTGTGGGACACCTGCCTCACGTGGGTCCCCAACGAGTTCTTCACCGGCCGCTCGGTCGACTACGCGTTCCGTCGCGGCGGCGACTACGTGCCCGGCTCGGCGTTCATGCTGATCCGCGACTGCGTGCAGGCGCTGGTGGCCGGGCAGGCGCTGTCCGACGTGGCGTTGCTGGCCTACACCGAACCCGCCGAGTCCGGGTTCTCCGACTACTACACGGCGGCGATCGATGCCGCGACGGCGGAGCTCGTGAACCTCGGCGCTGATGTCGACGCTGCTGCTGCCGCCGTCGACATCATCGCCGACCTCGCCGCCTACTGAGCGCCCACACCCCGCCGAGCGCGGGCCCCGAGCTCCCCGCCCGCAGGTCGCCCTCTGAGCCGACCCGGCACCACATACCCCACCCGAACCCGTAACAGGCCGCACGCGCGGCCCTGGACGGCTCTCCACGGAGGTCCCAACCATGCACCGTGCTCTCACTGCTCTCGCGCGCCTCTGGTGCGCCATCACCCGAGAACGAGCGGTGCTCGCCGGCCTCGCCCTCGCGGTCCTCGAGGCCTACCAGGCCGGGCAGATCACCAAGGCCACCGCCGTCCCCGTCATCGCCGGGATCGTGCTCCGGTTCTTCGTCACCCCCTACGACCGGCCGGCCGCCCGGCGCCCCGACCGCGGTGACCACGCCGACCACGGCAACCCTGCGGCCTTCCACGAAGGCCGGGACGTCCTGTGAGCAAAGCCGCGCTGTCCACCACTCAGCTGCGCTCGGCGTGGGGGCCGCCGTGCTCCGCCATCCGAGGCGTCAAGGTCGAGCTCTACGGCGGCGCCGTCATCACCATCGACAAGCGCATCGTGCCCGCCGTCCTCGCCATGAACGCCATCTTCGAGAAGTGGAACTACAAGTGCACCCCGCCCGACACCGGAGCGTTCGTCTGCCGGCAGATCACCGGCGGCACCGGCTACTCCCTCCACGCCTACCTGATCGCCATCGACATCAACTGGCAGGACAACCCCTACAGCGCAACGGGTCGGCTCATCACCGACATGCCGAGGGGAATGGTCGACGAGATCACCGCGCTTTGCACCAACAGCGGCGCTCCAGTGTGGGGCTGGGGCGGCAACTACCGGTCCATCAAGGACACGATGCACTACGAGATCGTCTGCACCCCCGACGACCTCGCCACCGGCATCAAGGACGCCGCGCCCCCACCGCTCACCGATGACCAGAAGGCGCTGATCTTCCTGGCGGCCAAGGCGCACGCGGCGAAGCTCCCCGAGCTGGGCCACGGTCACCGACGCCACCCGCACCGCCGTGCCGTCGCCAAGCTCCAGCAGCTTCTCGGGATTCGCCGCACCGGCGTCTACGGCACCGCGACCAGGGCGAAGGTCAAGGGTGTGCAGACGTTCCTCGGCCTACCAGTCACCGGCATCGTCGACCAAGAGACCTGGGCGTGGATCATCTACGCCGCGCTCACCAAGGGCCGCTGATGAGCGCTATCGCCATCCTCGTCGTCGCGTGCCTCGTCCTCGGCGCCGTCTGGCTCATCCGCCACATCTAAGGAGACCGACATGCCCGCAACCGCATGGTCCACTGCAGAAGTCACCGCCACCGGCACCGGCCTCCCCCTCAAGGTCAAGGTCGAGAACGAAGAGGGCGGCGCCTGGATGCTCTACGACTCCGGTCAGTACGGGCCCGCCTTCGCGTGGATGCCCAACTCGGAGGGCGTCCTCAACTTCCTCGTCGCGATGGGCGCGATCACGAACACGGCCTACATCACCCAGGCCGCCTTCAACGAGCTGACCGACTCGACGAAGTGGTCCCACTTGGTCATCACCCACGGGAAGCCGTAGCGGCCCATGCTGACCACCTGGAGGGCCGGCAGCGCAGCGCTACGCGCCCCCCTCGTGGTCAGCGCCTGTGTCGGCAGCTTCGTCCTCGGGGCGCTCACCGCATCGCCCACCGACACGCCACGAACCACGACGACGCAACCGGCCGCAGCGATCACCGACGAGTCCGTGAACCGTCTCGCCGCGGCGCTCGAGGCGGTCGAAACGTCCACGGTCCCACCCACGGCGCAGCCCACCGTTGACGAAGCCGAAGCGGTTCTCGACGCCGTCCGCCAGAACGAGGTGACTGTGGTGGTCACACCGGCCACCGTGGCGCCCGTGCAGCCAACGATCCCGGCCACCCCGACCTCGGCCACCACCACCACGACGACCACCGAGCGGGTCTACCGGGACTGGCCGGCGCCGTGAAGCACGACG